GATGGCTTCGCTGTGTCCATCCAAGTCTTTGTTTGAGTTTGAATATGGATGTGCTTTTATCAGCGCCTCCAGCGCCTGCTCCATGATCTCGCGGTCGGTCATGTCAAGCTCCTCCATTTGCTTTTTGGCTCGTTGGCCCGCTCGACGTAAAAGTGGATTAGGAAGTTGAATATCTGCACGTACGTCATTCTGATGCCAGTGTCATTGGCAATGCGCTCACGAATTAAATCAATGTCTTTGCTGACAGGGATCGTGATGCGTTTGGTTTTAGGATCAATCATGCTACCTTTCAAATGTCAAGTGTAGGTGGGGGCCTCGATTTGGGTTTTAGCTTGTTGCAGCAGAAAGCCAGAAAATGCTGCAAATTACCATCCTCGAATGCAGGCTTAACAGCCCCCAGAAACTTAATACTTGTTGCTTGTTGCAGGGGTCTCGGCCGCCTGCTCCTGATCAACCTCACCCGCGGTTTCAATGGCGCGCTGTGTTTCAATCTTGGCACGCTCCATCAACGCACTAATGACCGCCGAGTCCTCAATGGCTTTAATCAGGCTAAAGGTAACCTTGAACTGCGTCTTGGCGTCAGGCACCACGGCAATCTCGCTGATCACAGCCAAAGGCGGGCGCTTCAGCGTCGTTGCCACCGTTTGCACGTAGGTGCTGTAGTTCTTCAGGCTGGTAACGGGGGGACGAAGGGCGGCAACCTCAGCGGCTTTAACAGCCTCGATTGACCCAATGCTATCGGCGGGGATTACCAACAGCCGCCGCGTCTCACGGCAAGCTTTGCCTTTGCCACCATTCGCTGCAGAGCCCCACTCGTTCTTAGGGCAACCTTCGCAGGTGTCGTGCTGCTTGCCTTCAACGCGATCAGACGGGCCCATACCGGTTGCAATAGCAGCAATGGCAAAGCACTTTGGACCAACCAACTTGGTAGGGTCGTACCTGGTGTCGTAATACAGCCGCTCGATTGGCGCCTGCAGAATGACGCACTGCAACTTATTGCCGGTGATAGGGTTACCCCGATAGGTCAGGGCGCCATTCTTGGTGGAAAGGAAGGTAGCACCAAGGCCGGACTGCTCCGCCTTCACTGAGTCCACGGCCATCTTGGCCAATTCATCTTCAAACAGGGCGACTTGATTCTTTGACATGGCTAAAGCTCCTTGTAACATGTCACTTGCGACGAACACTGAGTTCCCAAACATCCGACGTGGACGTTCCGGGGATAGACTCGCCTGCTTCCCAGCGCTCACGGAATGCAGTCGAGGACAGCCGCTTATGCAGCAGTTCGAATTGTTTGGTTTCGGCAACGTAGCCATAGAATGCTTGCCAATCATCAATGGCGGGGTGTCGCACGAGCTTCATGGACAGGGATGCCTTGTCACTAGCGGCTTGCGTTATGCCGGCATGTGACATCAAATCCATGATGTCTTTTTCAAGGCCGGCAAGGTCGGCGGTACACTTGCGTACGTCTTCGGATAGGGACTCGCGCCGTGCCTTGATTTCTACGTACTTGTCGATGAGGTCTTTGATGTTCATAGTGCGGCTCATTTTATGTCATCAACGCCATGCCATTTCAATTCTTCAATCAGCGATCGCATTTCGTCTTCAGGCCCAACCCAGCCAAGGGGCTTAACCACGTCATACTGTTGGCCTCGCAAAGATCGGATGTACTCATTGGCGGGTTGCTTACGCATGTTGGCTTGGTGGACCATGTCAAACAGTCGATCAAAGGGCAGTCCCATGGCATGAGCACAGCCCATTGCAACGTAGACCAAGTCCACCAAAGCGTCGGCGGCATCGACTAAATGCCGCTCCTCCGTTGCCCGCAGGTACTCGCTAAGCTCCTCAAGGATGAACCTTGCAAAGTAACTGGACTCGGCAGGTAGGAGGAATCGCGGCCTTTCACCCATAGGCAAGGACATGGCCTTGCGAAACTCACCAACTTTTTCAAAGTTCGTCATCTTCATCAACCTTTCCATTGCGAATTGCATCGGCATTGGCCTGCAACAAACTACGCCAAATGGGATTTTCACACGCCATGGCATTGCTGTCAACCATGTCGGCGTCAAACTTACGCTGTGCCGCAGCAAATTGCTCAAGCCTATCAATCTGCGTAGGCGTCCAATGCTGCACGCCCCAAATTACTTGTGCAGTCTTAATGATGTCATCCCGCGTCATACCGTAGCCTCCACAAGGAGGTCTTGCAGCCAGTGCGGCTGCGGGCTACGGCCTTTGTTGTACACCAGCGGCATCGTTGCGGCCTTGCTGGCGTAGTACTTACGGTAGGACTCGATGTGGTCGTCGGACTTGTACTCGTCGGGCATTGCCAGCGTCGGCGGCGTCCACCGCAACGGCAAGTCATTCATCGCAGGAGGGGCATGCATAAGCTCGCGAAACCACACGCCGCGGGACTTATGGTCATGGCCGTAGCGCCAGAAAAACTGGCGACCGAGGCCATTAGCCAAATCGCTAAGCCATTGATAGTTGAGACGGGACTGGCGGACCCAGATGGCCGAGGGGTGATTGGCATGGGTAGGACGGTACGACACATTGTGGCCATTGCCAAAGTGATGATGCGCGGTGGCCAAGAGCTGGCAGGATTCGATAAGCATTTTGCCGACATGCTTGTCGCAGTGGTATTGCGCAGCAACCAATGGCAGCTGGTGGAGGTAGAAGATGTTCATGGCGCTGTACCTTTCAAAGATCAAAGACTAGTGGGACAAGTTGCAGCAGCCGGGTGAGTGACTGCCGCTGTGGCAATTATACACTACTCGTGAGTGGCAAGTGCCGCCGCATCTTCAATGGCTATGACAACGCGTGGGTCCAACAGCTCGCGAATGTCAACGCCTTTCACCTTGGCTGTGATGAGGTAAGCCTCGGCACGAAAGGCGGGGTCGGTCTCCGTTGCGGTTTGGCCAGGCACAAACTCCAGCTCGCAATCCAGCTCAACGCCGTCAACGGTCATACTGTGCGTGATGATGTCCATGATCTCAGGCCTCCACTTTGGCTACGTCGGGGGCCAGTCCAAACTCGATAGCATACTTAAGCGTGAACATTTGCTCAAGCAAAGGCTTGCGCATGGCAAGGTACGCATCAAACTCCTTCACGTCTTTGGACGTTTTGATGTTTTGCAACGCCATGGCATGTTCGAAGTCTTCGATTGCCTTGAGGAGGGCCTCAAGACGAGGCCTGGGGATGGTAACGGTCTGTGGCATGGTAATCTACCTTTCAAAAGTCAAAGAATGGGAGGCCAGTCCTAGGCCTCCCGTGAATTATACATCAAGCCAGCGTCAGGAGCTCCTCGGCAACTTTGGCCTTGACATTCACACCGCCGCCAAACCAGGCATTGGCCAGCCGAGCATCGCTGGTGCGAGCGGTTTCCCAATCCAGGAGCTGAGTGACGGCATTGAGTGCGCCCCATGCCGTACCTTTGGCCGATTCCAGCTCCGCGCCGATGCCGGCGCCTTCAAAGAGGGCCAGTGCCCGTGCTGCAGCGCGGCTCGGCTTTTTCTCGTCGCCGCCAAGAATCTTGGTGAAGACGTTCTGTGCCTGCGCCGAGCTGAGTTTGATACCGGCCAGGACCTTGGCGGTTTGCTCGAAAGTTTTGAATGCGTCGTTGAACTCGCCGAGCCGCGCTTTGACCGACGCCGGATCAAAGATGCTGTTATGGCGAACTTGCACCACGCTTTGCATGCCTGCGCCAATCGCAATCTGCATGGTGTTGTTGCACACAACGCGGACGGGGGTGAGCCGTGCCTGAGTGGCCAGAGAGCCATCGCAGCTACTGGCCAATAGGAGATATGGGTTGACCTTGTCGCCGGCAACGGCGAACTCGCCATCCATGCGGGCCAGTGCCCAATAATGAGCGCCGTTGCGAAGGACGCCGGCTGTTTCCAAGTGGGCTATCGTGCCGACCATGTCGCGGAAGAATTCCAGCACCTCAATCGGCTGAACGATCTTGTAGCTGTTGGACACCAAGCCGAGGGGGACCTTGGTATCGGCGCGATACATCACCTTCTTGCCGTGATAGGCGAGCCGCTCGGCACGCATGCCATTCCATACAGACGGCGGGATGTCAAAGTTGACGGTGGCGGTGGCCAGCTGGAAGTCCAAGCCAGATTCCTCGGCCCAGGTTTCAATGGGGCTATCCTGCGTGAGGCGCTGCCCCAGGCCGTGCCAAGGTGTATCGCCAACGTAAGCCATAGCTGCTTTGCCGGTGGAGGTGGATGCGATCATGTGAGCCATTTTGCGTTCCTTTCAAAGATCAGGTTGGTTGTTACAGCAATCTGAAGTGTGTTGCTGTGAAAGCATTATACGCCGCATTCTCGTGAGTTGTACACAGGTTTGCGAAAATTTTACAATTCTGTACTTGCGTTTTAAGAATCAGGTTACAACTTCACGAAACTGTACACTTTCGTTTCTCAAGACTTGAGCACCACAACTTTTTGTCCTGGCCCCATGAGCTGTGGATGTACAATGCCTGACGGCCCAGATCGGGCCGCAACACACCTTGACCGTTGAAAGAAAGAAGGCTTGGAGCTGTTTGAGCAACTCCAAGCCTTTGAAATCATGGCAACTGCGATTAACCATGTAAGGAGACCATTGGCATGTCAACCGGCTTTGCAGCGCAGACGACACAACCGGCAACATTATACCAAGACTTTCTAGCTGCGCGGGGCTTCACTCCGGCGGATGAAACGCAGCTTGGCTTGGAGCTTCTCGACCCCGATGAGACCTACGCGTTGCTAGGTCATACTCGTGAGTGGAGCATCAAACTTCCTTACTTCGACATCCAAGGGCAGGAAACCGGCTTTACTCGTGTAAGGCTTCTTATGCCTAAGAGCAAGATGAAGTACTCGCAGGCACGGGCATCGGGATCCCACATTTACTTCCCCCCGACGGTGGGGTGGAAGCAGGTTTGCCAGGACGTTGATGTGCCGCTCATCATTACGGAGGGGGAGTTCAAGACCTGGGCATTGACCAGGAAGATTGCCGCTGACCAGCTGCCTTACGCGGCCTTAGGCTTGGCGGGGGTCACGAGTTGGACGGACCGTACGGGGTTGCATCTCCACAAGGACCTGATGCAGATTTATTGGAAACGTAAGACCAGTTTCCAGGAGAAGCACCGCAAGGTTTACATCGTCTTTGACTATGATGGGGCGGGGGATGATGGGGAGCCTAATGAGCAGGTGGGGATGGCGGAAACCAGGCTCGCGGTCACCCTTAGAGGCCTTGGCGCTGAGGTCTACCTCTGCCGAGTCGGGAAGTTTGGGCCAGGCAAAGGCTCCAAGTATGCCATAGATGACCATTTGCAGGGTGGTGGGGACTTGGGGCAGGTACTCTCCACCACGTCCACGGTGATGAACGGCATCGATACGTTGGAAACCAAGCTTTATGAGTTCAAAACGCTCTACGCCTTGTACAATGGGGACGTAATCCGCTTGCGGGATGGCCTCATTTTGCCCTGGTCAAAGGCAAAGATTGATTCGGCGCAGCATTACTTCATTCAAATCACGCAAAAACCGAACGGGCAAACCAGTAGTCGTGAGATTGCGCTGATTGATGAATACAAAAAATGGCCTAAGTGCTGCAAATTAGAGCACATAGGAATGTATCCCGAGCACCAAGGGATGCCAATCACCCCTGATAAATGTTATAACCTTTTTAAGCCTTGGGCGTATGAGCCCGCATCCGGTGATCCAAGCCCATATTTGGAATTTTGTAAGTACTTTTTTCAGGCCGAGCCTCACTTTGAGGAATACTGGCACGACTGGGTGGCCAATGTCATCCAACAGCCGTGGCGGCGAAATAACACTACGCCGCAGTTCATTCACGACATGGAAGGTATGGGCAAGTCCGCAGTACCGGAGTTCGTCGCTGAGATGCTAGGGTATGGGGACGGGGCGCCGGCGGCAACGCTAGGCCCCGATGATCTATTCGGCAACTTCAACGGCTTGATGAAAGGCAAGGTCTTCGTTGTGGTGAATGAGCCCTCATCGGACCGCGACGATCACAGCGCAAAGCTAAAGAATCTGATCACCGGCAAAGAAATCACGATCAACAATAAGTACGGGGCGCAATACACGCTACGGAACTACGTCAACTACGTCTTTACCAGCAATAAGCCTTACATCACACATATGGGGGAAAGCTCTCGGCGCGAAGCTATCTACAAATGCCCAACCTTCAATCAGCTGGACATCCTAACCAGAGTGGGGAAGATGATGCAATGGGCTAGGGCCAATAACGGCGCGGGCTTCTCTGCGGTGCTTAATTGGTACATGAACCGCGACATTCACGACTATGACCCCTACGCGCCAGCCCCTAAAACCAAGTACAAAGACATTGCCATCGCGTTAAGCAAAACGCCAATGGAAAGCTTTGCCGTTGAGCTCACGGGCTGGGTAACAGAACACCTTGAAGGGGTTGCTGCTTTCACGGCGGCGCAGCTTGCTATTCTCTGCGAGCGTTGGGGCCACGACATCCGCCCTAAGGCCCAATACATCAAAAAGGCACTGCAGGCGCACGGCGACTTGGAGCCTAACAAAGTCATTAAGCTGGGCGGAAAAACACATAGATTCACGTTTTTTGTGGTTACAAATTCGGTGCACAAAAACCGTAACCATGGGGATCTCACGACTGTGGCAAAGAACACAGAGGATGCGATTAAGCGTGAAATTGAGCAAATTTAACAGTTTTCTGTAACTTTGTGAGAAAAGTGTAACTCGTTAAGTTGTTGATTTCATTGGAAAATTTACAAAGTTACATAATTACATTAAATTTAAAAGATATATATATATACATATGTGTGTGTGCTTTTATAGAGTTTTTGGCAGATGTAACCTTTTTTGTAACCCGTGAGCTTACGTGCGCTTCGCAAAGCCTATGTCCTTCCGACCACACCTTGCCGTACAATCCACGACTATGACTACCAAAACACCCTCGCCGAAAGGAAATGGAAAGTTCCTTGGGCGGCCGACGAAGTACGATCCCAAGTATTGCGACATTGTCATCGAGCTTGGCAAGAAGGGCTACAGCAGAGCGCAGATGTTCGCAGCAACGGGCGTGCCTTACTCTACGTTCCAAGGCTGGGAGCATAACGAGCCCAGTTTTAAAGCAGCCATGGAAGAAGCGAAGGCTCATGCACTGGCATTTTGGGAAGACATGGCGTGCAATCACATGGTCGAGGCGCCCGGTGGCGTAAAGCTCAACACCGGACTTTGGTCGCGTTCCATGGCTGCGCGGTTTCCCCGTGAGTATCGTGAAAACGCCAAGGTCGAGGTTGTGGGCAAAGACGACGGGCCGATTGAAATTGATCACATTCATGACTTCTCGAAGACTTTGCTCGATGACTTGCTTGGCATAAGGCAAAAGGATGCTAAGTCAAAAGGCGGCTGAGCAGCTTGCGGAGCGAATCCGCAACGGGCCGGACCTAAACAAAATGGCGCCTGAATGGCAGGCTGCACATCAAGCGCGGCAGAAATGGTTGCTTATTGCCAATGACCATCAAATCCCTCCTGGTGGCAACTGGTGGTCGATCTGGTTGTTGTTAGCAGGCCGCGGGGCTGGTAAGACGCGATGCGCCGCGGAATGGACCTGGTACGAAGCTTGGTCTAACCCAAACACTCGGTGGCTCGTATCAGCACCTACAAGCTCGGATGTTCGTGACGTGTGCTTTGAGGGCGACTCAGGTCTCCTTCGCGTCATTCCTGAGATCCTGATTGCTGACTACATCAAGTCGTTGCATGAGCTTAAGCTTGTCAATGGTTCTATCATCAAAGGCATCCCAGCTAGTGAGCCTAATCGCTTTCGCGGACCTCAGTTCCATGGCGGTTGGCTTGATGAGCTGGCGGCCTGGGAGTACTTGGATGACTCATGGGATATGCTCAACTTTGGCATGCGATTAGGCCAGCGCCCTCGACTCATTTGTACGACAACGCCTAAGCCAAAGCCTCTCATCATTGATCTGGTGAACCGCGAAGGTGAGGATGTGGTTTACACCTCGGCTTCGACGTATGACAACATTCAGAACCTGGCCCCAACTTTCCAAAAGCAGATCCTGCAATATGAAGGCACCAAGCTAGGGCGCCAAGAAATTCACGCTGAGATCATCGATCCGGAAGAAGCCGGCATTGTCAAGCGTGATTGGTTTAAGCTTTGGCCGC